CGCTGGCCTTGATGCGGTAGTACGTTTCCAGACCAACTTGCTGCACCACGCCGTCATAGCCCATGCCGACATCGAGCGTACCATCGCCGCTGTTCCAGGCTATCTGCCCCGGCTGAACAGCTACACCAGCGTTCTGGTTCCAGCCGATGTAGTCCATGAACTCCTTGTTCATCGGGGACATCGTGCCTAGCTGCGGCTGAGTGAGTTGTAGCTCCAGCTCCTCGATGCGACGCTTGAGAAACTGCACCTCGTCAATCGTGACTGGCGGCGGGCCTTTCTGAAGGTCATCCAGCGATACGCTGCTGTCCCCGGCTGTTTGGAATAGCGAGAGGAAGAACATGTACCACTCACGCGACACTGCGCCTGTCCTCGGGTCGAGGAAGGCGACCCGTGGGGGCGTGATGGGTACGTTTAGGGGACTAGGCATTGGTGCCGCTCAGTGTCAGTTCTGCGCCCATGATGGCGACCTTTACCGGGTCGGTCATGGACAGCTCATAAACCCGGTCGCGCAGCTTCATGGTCATGCCCAGCCGGTGCCACTTGACGTGCTCGCCGTACTGACCGATCTTGCCGATAGTTACCCAGTGTTCGTTGGACCATGTGTGACCGCCATCGTCTGACCAGCGCAGCATGACTTGTGGGTCAGAGCCTTGGCCGGATACCAGCCCAACGCCGCTCTCCATCATCACCTGCAAGGTGTGGTGCGCCGTGCGCTTGAGGTTGTTCTGGCCTGTCGGCAGCGCCCGCCACGAGCGTAACCACCTTTGTGGTTGGTCATGGTCAGCGTAGGTTTCCAGATCGAGTTCGTAGATGGCCGCTGTCTCGTAATCACCGACGATGGTGCGGTTCTGGAAGTTGCACTGGTTGTTAGCCCGGTGACGGGTGAACTCCCCGTTCACAAAGCCCGCCCGCTCATGCCACGCCTGCGTCGATGCGTCATAGACCCAGGTAGTGTTGGCGCTGGGGAAGTTCAGCACATAGAAGTTGTGGCCGTCTTGCTGGTAGGTGTAGGCCACCGCATCAGAGACATCGGCGTACTGCTGCATCTGCCACTCGACAGCATGGGTTGAGACACGCTGACCAACGTAGCCAGAGGCTTTGTAGACCATCGGACCGCCTCGGGCATCCTGACCTAGCCAGTAGATCTGATTGTCCATCTTAGCCGCGCTAAAGGGCGCTGCGCAGCCGATCTCGTTGAACGCACCCTGGATGCGCGAGAGCGGGAAGTCTGCGTTGCCGCTGTTGTACCAGACCTCGGTCGAGTCGGTGCCGAACACCCACAGCTCGCGGTGGTCAGCGATGATGCAGGACACACCGTCTGGGGAGCCTTCAGCGCTGGCGAAGTCGAGTGGGTCCACGCTTGTGCCGTCCAGCAAAGCCGTCACCCAGATACGCTGGCTATTAGGCTCGTTGAACACAAAGTAGCCGTCAAGGTAGGCTACCGTTGTCGCACCCGGGAAGTCCGGGTCTGTGATCTGAGCGAAGACATCGGTAGCTTCGTTGTAGATGTAGCCCGTAGCGCCCGCAGCGATGAACAACTGGGTGCCGTTGTCTGCGATGGAGACAGGGCCAGTGCCGCCCACGGTGCCTAGTAGCTGAGGCGTGGCGTCCAGGCCAGTGAGTTTGTAGAACTTATCGCCCGATACGACATAAAAGTCAGGTGTGCGCGTCTGGTGCGCCCACAGCCCACGGATGGGGCCAGTGCCGACGTATTGCAGGAACCGCAGCCCAGGCGCTCGTTGCAGGAACGCAGGCTCAAGCCCACCCTCGGGGACGATCTCAGGAAAGAGGTTCACCATCCGATTGTCGGCAGCGTTGACGCTGCGGGCAACATACGCACTTCCCAAAAGCGGGCTCTTCATTGCGGATACCCTGTGTACACATTGAAGCGGCTGCGGTTAGCCACCATCGCATAAGGCACGAACAGCACATCGTTCGGGTTGTTGATGCGCTTGAGGTTGCGCTTGGATGTCATGGCGATGCGCTGCACTTGGGGCGACGGCTCGACGCCGAACTCGGGCGCGATCTCGCAGGCGAGGTTGTAGGTAAACGCCCGCATGTAGCCGGGTGGGAAGTACAACTCAGTCGCCAACGATGCGGCTTGCGCCAGCTCTTTGACCGATACGAAGTGCCACTCCAAGTCCTGGGATGGGATCGGGAACACGCTCATGGTCATGTCGGGGAACGAGTTGTTCACGAACATGATCTGAGGGTAGTTCGTCTGGATGTTCTTGACAGGAACGCTGTCAAAGATCTGCTGGTTGACGAACTGGACGGTGTACGACACACCGTTTGAGATGAAGTAAGTCGAGTCGAGCAACTGCACCGGGCGCAGGCCAACAAAGTCACCCGTAGGGCCGAGGGTGCGGGTCATCTGGTTAGCGGGCCAGGTGAACACCTGGTCCTGCGTAGCGTAAACCGAGAGGCGCTCAGTTGACCAACTGTCGATCATCTGGTTAAGCGCCATCAGAGCATCGTTGGCTGTTTCTGCTGATGGAGTTTCACCCTCGGCTAGAACACCTAGCAGGCGTAAAGCCCGATTGATCTGATCTCCCGCAGTAGGCATGTCTACTCTCCTTCGGATTCGTCGCTTGCCAGCGCGTTGCTGATGGGCTGTTCGATGGGTTGTTCAACAACTCGACGCGCATATTTACGCTTCGGTGCCGCTTCTGGTTCTACCACAGGCGTAGGCGCAGTATAACGTGTCCAGCCATTTTTTTCATCCTGTTGGATCTCAATTTCACTGATAGCAACTTTTGCCCCATGCTGGGGGTGGACCATAACGATATTCATTTAAAACCTCCATATAAAAACGGGGCCGAAGCCCCGTTTCCGTTACTCTGAGGATTAGCCCCAGATACGAGCAGCCATTTGTGGGCGGATTGCCCCATAACCATAGAGGATATCGACCCGAGTCGGCAGCACATCATCATTGATATTATATTGACGTACGATACGCAGGCTGATGCCATTGTGGACAGCGCGGCTGGCCATGTCAACGCCTTGGGGCAACAGCAGGTCAGCAGTTGCGAAGGCGATGGCGTCGCGGTGGTACACCATGTTCTGAGCGTACTGAATGCCAGCAGCGCCAACGAACACAACAGCAGCGCCGGAGGCCGGGAACGAGTCCACGGTAGCCAGAGCGCTTGCAGCAGTGTAGATCGGAGCAACAGTCACGTTACCAGCGCCAGAGCCGTTCAGGGTCACGTCAGCCAGAGCCACGAACTGGAACAGCGAGCCGGTGGACTCACGGGTCTGTGGGTTCACGGCATAGCAACCAGCCACGGTGAACACGTCACCAGCCTTGATCGTGTCGTCGTTACCAGCGCCAGTGATAGCGATGGTCGTTGCGCCTTGGGCCGAGACCGATGCCGACAGGGTGCCACCAGTAGCGTCACGGCTACCGCAGGTGTGCATCTTGATCGACTGAGACATGTTGACTTCGCTGTAGCCCAGCACGTCCATGCCCATCATGCCGTTTTTGAACTGGCGAGCGATCACGTCGGTGGGGTTGAAGAAGCCAGACAGACCGTTCACCAGGCCAGCGTTAGCGGCAGGGTTCACAGTAGCGTAACGAGGCGACATGGTGGCGGCGTTCTCGTTGAGCTTCTGCTGGGCTTGCAGCAACACCAGAGCGGTGGCGGGCGTGGTGCCGGGAGTACCGACCGAGTTACCAATCGTCTTATAGGCGTTGGCAACGTCAGCGTCCACAGAGGAGGCCAACTGGCTGATACGAGGCTTCAGGACACGCTCTGCGAAGTCGTCCATAGACAGAGCCATCTCAGCGGAGCTGAAAGACACGCCGATGTGCTTCTGGCTGGAGACAGTCAGAGTGGTGTACTGCTCGTTGTCGTCCTGGGCCGACAGCGTAGCGCCGTCAGTGACCAGAGCGCGGTCGGGCAGGCGAATACGCAGAGTCGAGCCGATCTTAGCGCCGTTGACGGCGAAAGAGCTGTCGTACTGACGGTTCACGTTGCGAGTGATTACCAAGGAGTTTTCGAGGATTTCCAACGACTTCCTTGTGATCATGTCGATCGTCAAAAGAGAATTACTCACGATGAGTTCCTTTAAAAATTAGCGTACACGTTGATTCTGCATCTTCGCAATCTGGCGGCGGCGTTCGGCTTCAATCCACTCCGAGTCGCTCATGGTCTTGGTAGACCGAGGATCGGTGGTGTCAACGACACCAGTGTTTGAAATCCTGGCGCTGACCGGGCTGATAGGCGCGGGTGCAGACGAGGTTTTCTTGACCGGGGGAGCGTCGGCTAATTTAGCCTCGATCTTCCCGATCTCTTTTGCCTGCGAAAAGGGCGACAGTCGTGAGATACGATCAGCTTCCTTGGGGTTCGATCCGAGGTGGTAAGCCAACTCAGGACCAATATCCGAGGCCCGGATTGTTTCGGCCATCACATCGGTAATCTTCAACTGGGGGTTGTAGGCAACTTGGTCAAAGTCGTCGTACTTGTCCCGAGCTGAATCTTCCCGCTCGTGAAAGGCTTCCAAAATCTCGGCGTGCTGTTTGGCAGATTCGCGCTGTTGGACCAGTTGTTGAGCACGTTTCTCGGCCAGTGCTTCCGCATAGGCTTCGGGCGACTCAAATTGCTCCGCTGGCGGCATATCTACCGGAACTTTCGGCTGAATTACTTTAGCCTGCTGTTCACGTTCCCACTTACGCTGCTCTCTTGCGAGGCGCTTGCCGATCATCGCATCAAGTTCTGCCTGGGTGAATTTCTTCTCCTCTGGCGTCTGCTCAGGTTGATTCTCAGCTACTTCCGGCGCAACTTGTGCCTGTTCCTCAGTGGCCGTCACTTCGGTGGCTTGCGCGGAGTCAACTTCCGCTAAGGTCTGGACTTCATCAGTCATGGTTTTGAATCCTGAGATTCCCTGGTCAACCGGGCCAGTACAGTTTGATTATTGCATATATTTATCTGAGCAAGCACCTTGCCTGTTCAAAATCAATGCCAAGATAGTACATACCAGACAAATGAGCCGCACAACTATCCAGGCTAGCTCCTGCTGCGATCTG